CGTTGGAAATACCGGAATATTACCGTCTGCATCAGATGTGATCGTCTGCATATCGTTTGACAACTGGAATGTCATGTTCTTAGCAGATGCAATATTCTCATCCATAGATGCTAGCTTTTTAGATAGTGGCATTCCTCCGATAGTCAGCATATCAGGATCCATATATACAGACTTTTTGTCCATGTCAACTTCGAATATAGTTTTTCCGTCAGAATCTTTTACTGTCAATGCCCCGGCATTAATCCATTTTGCATTGACACCAATTACGTTTAGTATTGCAGCGATCATAGTGCCATCAACCAGCCAGCCAGAATTCCAGGTCTTTCCGCCATCTGTTGACATTCCCCAGCCTGCTGCACTAAATTTCACTACGATCGTAGCTTCGGACAATTCGGGTTTATCGCAAAAATAAAGAATGGTACTTCCATCTTCCATTGTTTCATGGATTGGAAAAAGACCATTCTTTGTTTTCATCGCTTCCTGCAGATTGTCAAATGCAGTATCCCACTCTGTTTTCTGTCTTTTGAGATTTGCTCGCAGTTCCTTATAGACTTGTGTAGCCTGGCTGTATCGTGTGCTTGAAAGTCGTGTAGGTGCTTCAGCTCCAGATATCAGATTTTGTGATGTGTGAGCCGTATACTCTACATTTGTGAAGATTGTTTTGTGGTACCGTTTTTTTGCATCGATCACAAGGCCAAGGTCACCCGCTTCCCGTGCGGGATCTGCAGGTGTGCTAACTGACATCGGGCGAAACTGTATTCCATTTAAACGTTCACCCAGATATGCCGCTACTGTCGCGCCACTGCCACTCTGGATCAGCTTGTTTCCGGAAATCTCCAAAATATAACCTTCTGCGCCAGATTGGTAAGTTATTTCCTCTGTGCTATCTCCATCTTCCTCATTCACTCGAATCCCAGTGATCACTACATCGTCTGTCTGTATCGTTGATCCCGTTAAAAGATCACTGATCTTTAGAATCTCATCAGAATTATCAGCATCTATTATATTTGAATTACCGTTTTTTAACGGTATTTCTATGGCCGTACCGATTTCCTGGCCTTCCGAATCTAATATCGCATTTCCAGCAATATCAGCCCAGATTGTATCTTCCTTTCGGACCCAGGTCGCTTCCAAGAGATCTGTGTTGTACCACCGCGCGGACAATTTTCCGAATCGATCAATCCTGAAGAACTTACATGCAATCTGGCCTACCCACTGCAATACCTGTCGGAAAGTCAATGCAGAGTCATCTGGTCGGTTCTGTACAATAAAATTATTGTTGTCAAAAGCTGCTGTATCTGATGCCAGGGTAACTCCGCAGCAACTGCAGGCATCCCTTACTATGGTTCCAAGAGTAGCCGGATATACAAGTTTACTAAGCGAATACGGCTGATCAAACTTGGTCATATCATCAAAAGCCTTTACAGATATCGAATTGCCAGACTCTTCCCCTGGTTCTGCCGTGAATTTACCTTTATCTAGCCACTCAACAGCCCCATTCAATAATTCCAACCCTACTTGCACAGTTATTACGGCACCGTTGAAGTCATGCTCATCAAATCTTCCATCAATATTGTTTATCTTCAGTGTTAACTGCTGTGCTATCGCCGCGCCAAGGTCGAAGCTGCTTGTGTTTGAAGTACCATCAGATATCTGAAATGTATAGATATCCAGATCTTCCACAGTGTCGTTGCTTCCGTCTGGGAAATCAATGATCGCTTTGTGGTGAAATATTCCTTTTTCTTTTAAAGCTTCTTTGTAAGCTGCAGTTGTCTTTATCATCCTGTCACCTCTGAATAATATCTACAGATACAGATCTGTACCAATACAAGCCATCTCCAATATCTCCTAAATGTTCTTTGCTCAGCGTACCTCGGTAGCTTTGTATCGTGATATCAATTCCATCATCACGAAATGAGAACGGAAAGAATCCTGGAACCAACGTATTTTTAATCGTTTTCACCTGTGCTTCTGTCAGAAATTCCCATTTTATACTTAAATTTTTCTTCTGTGCAACTACTGCTCCAACCATTAATCCTGCCAATGTACGACCGGTATCAGATGTCCATATGATCTCATCATTTACGCTCAATGATGTTGGTGCCGGAAGCGTAGTGCTCCCGGACCATAATATTTTCTTTGCCATATCACTTCACCTCCACTGAGTTGTATCTGATGTCCATGGCTGCTTTTGCTTCCTGTGTTGCTTTTGCAATCTGTGTGGAGTCCAAGTAGAATCCCATATCGGTCAATGCTGCAACAATCCGCATCACAGCACGATTTATAATTGATTCCAGTTCTGCTTTGCTTACGCCAGTTCCGCCTGCTGCCAGAGCTGCTTCAATTGCCATCTTTTTCAGTTTGTCTTCCGGTGCCACGACCTCTCCCTGATGCAGGTTGTCGCCAATCATGGCCAACTGCGGAGTATTCGGCTTCACATAACCGCCATTCGCCAGATGCGGAATAGTCGGAACTCTAGGAAGAGACATTCCATAATGGCCATAATGTCTTGTTCCAGTGATAGGGTTGGTAAAATCATAGCTGAAAGAAAATGCGTTTTCTATCGCAGACAGTCCGGAATTGAGTTTGTGCATTAAATTATTAATTATGTCAATCACGGCATTCAGCGGAGTCTTTGCCAATGTCACAAGGGAATCGAAAATTCCCTTAAAGATATCTTTAATTCCGGACCACGCCTGCTTCCAATTTCCATGAAATGTACCTTTTATGAAAGTTATGATTCCATTAAAAATCGTCTTGGCGTCTCCCCAAATACGCTTCACGGATTCCAAAAATGTATTCAGGACTGTTCCCAACAGACCAAAGCTCTGCGACCAGTCTGTCCGAAAGATCCCCTTCACATAATCAATGAATGGCTGGAAGATGTATTTCTTCGCAAAGTCAAAGATTGATGTTGCAATTGTCTTGAATCCCTGTAAGATTTCTTCAATTCCCTGCCAGCATTTCGAGAAATCATTTGTAAATACACCGGTACAGAAATCAATGAAACCACCCAGAATATCTGTAATCCCCTTAATCACATCACCTGCAACTGCCAGAAGATCTAAAATAAGCTCTCCAAGGCCTCCAATGATCGGTCCAAGAACCGGCATTACATTGTTAACTATCCATTCGATACATGGAACCAGTGCTGTTTCCCATAATGCTTTTAGATTCTCAAATACTTTACCAAGCAATTCAAGAATTCCATCCAGTGCCGGCTGAACATGTTCCTTCCATACAGAGCTGAATTTATCTGATATATAGTCCAGATATGGTGAAAGATATGTATTATAAGCCTCAAGGAATGTTCCAAGGATATCCGATATGCCTTGTGTGATGGAGTCAACAAAGGGTTTGAAATACTGATCATAAACTGAATTGATTTTGTCGAATGTATCAGTAAAACTCTGTGAAAGAGCATCAAACGTAACTCTCCAACGTCCAAGCATGTTCTCCAGTGTTTCGGAGATCTTGTCTGTATTCTGGATGACCGGAACAGTAAAAAGTGATACAAAATCTCTTTTGAATTTAACTGCCAAATCTGCAGCTCCAAGAAATCCATCTGCAAATACCTGGATGATATCTGCAGTGATTGCCTTGGCATCATCTCCTGAAAAAACATCAAAGATATCTGCCAGCGCAACGCTGAAATCTCCTGAGAGTTTCGCAATCTCACCTGTCGCATCAAATAATGAAACAATGCGCTTTTTGATATAACCTTTGCTCTTTGCAAGGTATTTATCAACGCCTCCAACAAGATTGTCTGCCAGCGTAAGCCCGATTCTGGCCGTAGAACCAGTAATCTTGCCAAAAGCAAGAGCGATATTATTTGCGCATCGATTTGCCGCATTTACAACTGCTGTATCCGTGAAGATCTCTTTCAGATTTTTACCAATATTCTTTACAGATTTATTGATGGAATCTATCTTTTTCTGAGAATCGCCAAATCCAATTTCAAAACCCTTCTTGAACAGTTTTGCAAGTTCCTGGCAACGTTTCTGCAGAGCAGATAACTTTTCATCTGTCTTATCGATGACTGTATCGCCATCAGCAAGCTTTCCATAATCAACTCCATTCCCTGCCGTTCCTGTACTGCCTGTCGATGGTGAAGTTCCTGAAGATGATGTACTGGACTGCGAATCAAGTTTGTTGATCTGGTCGAATCCCATAAGGGATTTCATTTTCTTTGCTGCATTCTGTGCTGCCTTGCCAGCTTTATTGGTATTGTTAGTCAGATTAGAAGCTGCATCAGAAGCACCGTTAAGGCTGTCACCTGCATCTGCTGCAGAAGCAGCTATCTCTGATACACCATTACTGCCGCCATTGCTGGCTTTATTCCCTGTAATCAGTTCCGTAAATGCTTTAAATGCATTCGCCAGCGTAGCAAGTTTACCGATTGCAATGTTGATCACCTTGATTACCGGGGTAAACAGATTGATCAGTCCCTGTCCAATCGTAGCCATGAGTGATTGCGTCTGCAGGCTCAGAATCCTGCACTGGTTGGCCCACGAATCAGACGTACGGGCAAAATCGCCCTGTGCTGCAGACAGCTGGTCCTGAACGAACTGATATCGTAGAGCTACTTTTTCCGCCTCAGTCATTGCCGAGGTTGTTTTACCAAAGCCATTTGCCATGGCATAGGAATCAAGAGCCGTTTGTGTCATTACGACACCGAGATCTTTCAGCGATTCCGTCTCACCAGTAAAGACCGATTTCAGCTTTGTATAAGCCTCATCCTGCGATAAATTGTAAAAAGATGCTACATCACCAGCCAGACCAGTCAATGTTGTTCCCATGTCATAGGCTTGTTTTTCGGAAAATCCGAAAGCTTTCGCCATGGCACCGAATGTACCGGTGTACTGTTTCGCCATGGTCTCTGACAGACCAAAGCTTTGTGCAGCGCTCTTTGCAAATTTATCGACCTCTGAGGTCATGTGCGGGAAAGTAACATCTACAACGTTCTGAACCTCTGCAAGATCAGATCCAAGCTCTAGGCACTGTTTTCCAAAATCAACCAGCTTTTTTATGCCGAAAGCAGTCGTAAGTGCGGCACCTGTTTTTTTTGCCAGACCGGTTATTCCGGCCATCTGACTCTCGAATTGATTTTTATTTACAACCAGATCAAGTCCGATCTGTCCAATACTTGTAGCTGACATATATACCACCTGCCTCTGTCGCGAGGACATCGGCACAGTGGCACTACTTGTCCTGGTTTATCTTTATTTCAAATTCTTTCTTGCAGTGCCTTGCCTGACACTTAAAAAAGACACCCCGGCATCTTGCATCCGGGGTGTACTGTACTTTCTGCTCATGTCCGCAAAAAGGGCATTTTACTTTTAATCTTTCAATTTTTAATCACCTCCAAGGCCTGCCATACGCATAAATGCCATTTTCATCGCATCAAGCTGCGCATCCATCTGTTCTTTTGTTGTATGATTCTTTATAAATTCTGCATGTTTCGATTTCCATTCGTTGCGGATCCGATGTTGTTCCGGTGTGAAATTCTCCAGATACTCTTTCCGGTCTTCTGCGCGAACGGAAACAATCCTTCCAAGAGCTGTATCCGGGGCAATACCAACAAGAAGATCTCTGAACTCTTCCCATTTCATTCCTTCCGGAAGCTCTCTGGATAAACGAATCCCGTACTGTGATTGAAAAGATGATATGATTAGATCAAAATCATCTATCAGATCATAGTACGGGTCACTGCTCTCCCTTGTCTTCTCCCATGACCAATTCCATAGCAGACTGAATAATAGTCATCAAAGAATTTGCTGAAAGTTTCTTTCCATCTTTCTCCATCTTGCAGATCTTCTCTACATCTTCTGGGGAAAAGATAAGCTCCAATGCTTCTCCAACCGCCTGCAGTTCAGAATTCTCTGCGAATACTCCCATCAGCCGGAGCATTGTCTCCGCATCTGATTTTACTTCTACTTCCAGATCTCCGATCACAATGATCGGATTGGATTCAAAATTCAGTTTGTCTGTAATGTTGATTTTTTTCGCCATTTTTCTATCTCTCCTTTTTTCCACGCAAAAAAATCCCAGGATTACACTGCTGGTACTAAAGTTGGCTTGCCATTGCTAATCACGTCAAATTCCAGTGCGCCTACATTTGTAGCATCGCCGCCACCGCAGTTCTTTACATCAAACACAGCGTTCGCCCATGATACGCTCGTACCATCCGGGAAAATCCACTCAAAATACCCTTCTGCGTCATGTCCATTCTTGAACTGTTTACCTGCTACAAAGTCGTTTCCGGTATCTCCGATGTTTCTCTTGCCGTTAAGCGTAATAGTAAGGGCTTTGGCTGTCATTAATGCTCTCTGCCATCCTTCTGTATCCATTGGAGTCCAAGTTTCTACCCCATTGGAAAAAGACGGTGAGAAGGTCTCCAGATCTGCTACAGTTGTAGCGGATTCTTTATCAGCGCCAAGCTTAAACTGATTGGCTGATACAGGAAATACGTTAGTTGTTTTTCCTGCAAACTTCTGAAGATTCATTTTCATTCCTTTTTACCTTCTTTCTTCTTCTCAAAAATAAAAGCTCCTTCTATGACCATTTCATAAATACCGGCATCATCCGTGCCGACATCTTGAATTGGATAAAGGGGCTGAAAAAACTTAATCGTTTCATTGTTGATTGTTGCATCTCTCATGGCTCTCA